AAGGAAAAGGAGAACTGCACACAAACCCTTCTTTTGACAAAGCAAAAATTGACAACGGGGGTCAAAGCTGGTTTCAGTTGATCAAATTGGGGGAAAAATGACCGAAAAACTATGGCCCGCCGACAATGTGATCCGCCGCAAGGTTGCATCGCTTGTGCCTTATGCGCGAAACAGCCGCACACACAGCCCAGAGCAAGTTGACCAGATCGCTGCGTCGATTAAGGAATGGGGCTTTACCACACCCATCTTGGTTGACGCGGATGGGCAGATCATTGCTGGGCATGGGCGCTTGCTTGCCGCGCAGAAGTTAGGCTTAGATGAAGTGCCAGCCATGACTGCCACTGGTTGGACTGATGCTCAAAAGAAAGCCTACGTTATTGCTGACAACAAGCTGGCCCTGAACGCTGGTTGGGATAATGCACTGCTTGCTGTTGAGATTAAAGACCTTGGCGACATGGGTTTTGATCTTAGCCTAACAGGCTTTGACGCTGGCGAACTAGCAGATTTATTTAAAGCACCAGATGAAGAAAAATACGCAGATGGCGTGGCTGGAAACATGGCAGCAAATTATGGTGTGCCGCCATTCAGTGTGTTGGATACAAGGCAAGGCAACTGGGTAAAGCGCAAGGCTGCTTGGCGCAGTTTGATTGGCGATAATGGCGAAAGCAGAGAACATACGCTTGGGGCTGAAGGTGGGATGCTTTCTGGAATGAATAATGGCGTTAGCTTGCTAGATCCAGTTTTGGCAGAAATTATTGTGTCTTGGTTTGGCATGGCTGGCGGTGTTGCAGTCGATCCTTTCGCTGGCGATACAGTTTTCGGGTTCGTGGCTGGCACACTTGGCATGACATTCGAGGGAATAGAATTACGCAAGGAACAGGCAGAACTAAACCAAGCAAGATGCACAGCGGCAGACTTGCCCTGCACATATTACAATGACACAAGCGAAAACATTGACGCATATATTGAAAATGATTCTGCTGATCTGATTTTCAGTTGCCCACCTTATGCTGATCTTGAGGTTTACAGCAACGATCCACGAGACCTATCAACAATGGCGCATGATGATTTTTTCAAGGTCTATAAAGGCATCCTGCAAAGCACTTATCGCAAACTGAAAAACGATAGATTCGCAGTAATTGTTATGGGCGAAGTTCGAGGCAAGGATGGCGCATATATCGGCACAATCCCAAAGACCATTGAGTTGATGGAGGAGATTGGTTTTGTATATTACAACGAAATTGTTTTGATCAACCCAGCAGGAACCTTGCCATTGCGGGCTGGCAAATCAATGTCAGCAACAAGAAAAGTTGGCAAGATGCACCAGAATGTTTTGGTGTTTCTAAAAGGCAGCGCAAAAGCCGCTGTTGCACAACTTGGAGATATATCTCTGAACTTTGAGGCCACAGATGAAAACTGATGGTTGCCATGTAGTCGCAGACATCACACTTGCAGAGTATATTTTTACTTGTGATGAAATAATTGAGCGAGTTGAAGTTGCTCTTGCAAAAAGTGGTATGACTATCTTGGGCAAGGCCACGCATGATTTTGGTGGTGGTGGCTTTACTGGCGTTTGGCTTCTAGCTGAAAGCCACTACAGCATTCACACTTTTCCAGAACGCAATTTCATAAGCGTTGATTGCTACACTTGTGGCGACAAGGGAAAGCCATTTATCTGTGTGGCAACATTTATGGATGGAATGGAAGTGCAGGATGCAAAAATTCGCATCCTGCATCGTGGTTCATGATGTTAGTTTTTCAGACGCAATGCCGCTATGAACCCGTCCAATTGATGGCAAACCTCTTTTGCTGTAATGTGTCCAAGGCCAACAGGTGTTTGACACCCGCCACCCTCGCCAACAGTGCGCTGCAAGCAATATCCGCCATAGGCTTGCGAAAGGTAAAAATGGCCCACATTGCAACGAAAGCCATGTTCAGTTTTGGTTGCATATTCCATAGGGCTGTTTGTCATTACGTTGATAATGTTTATCTTGTTTTGCAGCATTTTTTTTCCGATACGCATCATTTTTCTCCCTTATGCGTTACAGATGTGGGCATTATTGCCATTGGCTGTTATTGCGTAAATCATAGTTTTCTTATCGCAAAATGCAGCAGCATAGCTTTGCGCATCAGCGAAACTTGGAAACTCTTTGCGGGTGCGTGTGCTGGGCTTCATGCCTCGCACCGCAACAAATGTGGCCGCATGGTCAAAGCACATCTGTTCATAAGCGTTCATTCTTTTTTTCTCCATTGGTTGGCTTGCGGACACAATAAAATTGTTTCAAACGCAAGTAAACGGAGAAAAAAATGACTAGGGGAAGAAAGCCAAAGCCAACTGCACTAAAGATTTTGACAGACCAAAACCGCGCCAGCAGCCGTGTGCGGAATGAACCTAAACCTGTGACTGTCATGCCTGACATTCCGCATCCGCCAGATCACCTTGACGAATATGCGATGGAAGAATGGCAGCACATTTGCAGCGCATTGTTTCGGTGTGGCATCTTGACTGAGATAGACGGGCGTGGGCTGGCTATGTATTGCCAAGCCTATGGGCGATGGCGAAAGGCGGAAGAAGCGATTCAACACATGGCAAAAGCAAACCCAGCCAGCGGTGGTCTGATTATCAAGACCAGCAACGGCAACATCATTCAGAACCCGATGGTTGGAACGGCTAACACAGCCATGCGTGATGCCATGAAATATGCGGCTGAATACGGGCTGACACCTTCCAGCCGTGTGCGCCTTGGCATTATTGCTGACAAAGCGCAGGACAATGACCCGACAGCGCAGTATTTCACATGACCCACATTGTGCATGAATACGCCACGAAGGTTTTGGCTGGCGAAATATCCGCTGGGCCGCACGTTCGCAATCAATGTCAGCGTCATCTGAACGATCTGAAACGCAAGGACATTTATTTTGAAGAAGCGGCGGCGGATCATGCCATCGGTTTTTTTCATCAGGTCTTGAAGTTAAGCGAAGGCCAGTTTGAAGGCATCCCGTTCAATCTGCACATCAGCCAAGCCTTTATCGTTGGTTCAATATTTGGCTGGAAAAAGCTAGACGGCTTTCGGCGGTATCGTCGTTGCTACATTGAGATGGGCAAGGGCAATGGTAAGTCGCCGTTGGCTGGTGGCATCGGCCTTTATGGGTTGGTTGCCGACAAGGAAGCTGGCGCACAAATCTATGCTGCGGCTGCGAAAAAAGAACAGGCCATGATTTTGTTCCAAGACGCGGTAAAGATGGTGCGCCAATCACCAGCATTGGAAAGGGCCATCACGCCATCTGGCGTCAACCCTGTTTGGAATCTGGCATACATCAGTGCTGGTTCATTCTTCCGTCCTATCAGCCGCGACAGTGGCAAGAGTGGTTCGGGCCCGCGTCCACATTTTGCTTTGTGTGATGAGGTGCATGAGCATCCAGATCGCGGCATCATGGAAATGCTGGAACGCGGTTTCAAGTTCCGCAATCAGCCATTGATGCTGATGATTACCAACAGCGGCAGCGATAGGAACAGCGTTTGCTGGGAAGAACATGAACACGCTTGTAAAGTTGTTGCTGGCGATGTCGAAGATGACACCACTTTTGGCTATGTCTGCGCGTTGGACGAAGGCGATGACCCGTTAAATGATCCGTCATGCTGGTCAAAGGTCAACCCATTGCTGGGCGTAATCTTGAAGGAAAGCTATCTGCAAGGCGTGGTCGATCAGGCCAAGGCCATCCCAGCCAAGATGAACAGCATTTTGCGGCTGCATTTTTGCGTCTGGACCGATGCAGATGCAGCATGGATCAGCCGAAAAGCATGGGAAGCGTGTGAAGATGCCAGCATGACGCTGGATGATTTCCTAGAAAAGCCATGCTTTATCGGCTTGGACTTGTCGGCAACCAAGGACATAACTGGCGTTGCCTATGTTTTTCCAGACGGGCAGACCGAAGATGGGCGACCGAAGTTTGCATTGTTTGCGCGTGGCTATACGCCAGCCGACACAGTTGACCAGCGTGGGTTGGTGGACAAAGCGCCATATGCCGTTTGGGTGCGCGATGGTTGGCTAATTGCCCCCGCTGGCAAAGTCATTCGCTATGACCATGTGGCCTATGACATCGTTGACGCTGCGGCAAAGTTTGACGTTCAGGCCGTGTCATATGACCGCTGGCTAATCAAAACTTTTGAGAATGCGTTGGATGAAATCGGTGGCGTGTTGCCTTTAATGGAACACCCGCAAGGAACGAACCAGCGCAAGGATACACCACTTTGGATGCCGCAATCCGTCAACCAGTTTGAGGATTTGATTTTGGAAAAGCGCATCCGCATTGAGGTAAACCCAGCACTTAGATCGGCGGTTGCGTCTGCTTGCTTCTGGACTAGCCCTGCTGGCCTTCGCCGTTTTGAAAAGCAACGTGCAACAGGCCGCATCGACATGGCCTTGGCTGCAACTATGGCTATCGGTGCTGCGATGGTTGGCGAAGCAACAAAGCCGCCATCTTCGCCTTGGAATGACCCTGCGTTTACACTTGGCGGTTGATGTGATATATTTTCTGAAACATCCAGCATGGATTGGAACAGATGGCAATCTTTGATCGTTTCCGTAAGACGGAAAAGCGCAATCTGGAAAACCCGACAGCACCTGTTTCTGCCAATGATTTCTTGCAAATTATGGGCTGGGGCGACCTTTACGCATCGTCTGGCGTTACTGTAAACGTCGACACGGCGCTTGGCGTTCCTGCGGTTTGGGCTGCGGTCAACTTTATCGCTGGCACAATCGCTGGCTTGCCGCTGCAAGTGTATCGCAAAGCTGCTGATGGCGGGCGTGAAAAGGCTGATATTAGCCTATCAACAATCCTGCACGATGCCATCAACGAGGATATGTCCAGCTTTGAATGGCGGAAATATTCGATTGAACAGACCTTAACTGGCGGTCGGGCAGTCACTTACATTGAGCGAAACAACCTTGGCGAGATTGTAAACCTGTATCCGCTTGACCCTACAAAGGTGCGGGTTGAACGGCTGATTGATGGGCGCAAAATCTATCGCGCCAGTTCGCGGGTTTATGAATCCACAGAAATCCTTGATCTGCCATTTATGCTTAAAGCAAACATGACGGATGCGCGTGGGCCAATCTCGCAGAACAAAGATGCAATCGGCATGGCTATAGCTGCCAGCCGTTATGGATCGAAGGCGTTCCAATCTGGCGGCATCCCACCCGCTGTGCTGCAAGGGCCGTTTGCATCTGGCGCGGCAGCTAACCGCGCATCCGAAGATGTGGCTGCAACCACCTTGAAGCTGGCTAAGGAAGGCCGACCGATTATGGCCCTGCCGTTGGGCCATGAGTTAAAGACCATCGGCCTATCGCCTGAGAATATGCAGCTTCTGGAATTGCAGCGGTTTAGCATTGAACAGATCGCCCGCATCTATTCGTTGCCACCTGTATTCTTGCAAGACCTGACGCACGGCACGTTTAGCAATACGGAACAGCAGGATTTGCATTTCGTTAAGCACACTGTCAAACGCTGGGTGGAACAGTTTGAACAGGAAATGAACCTGAAGTTTTTTGGTCGTGGGTCAGATTTCTACGTTGAATTTAACGTAGATGGCTTGCTGCGCGGTGATCTGAAGTCACGCATGGAAGCCTATGCGGTGTCGATCCAGAACGCTATCCGCACACCTGATGAAATCCGCGCAATTGAAAACCTTCCCGCTAAGGGCGCGAATGATCTGCTGATCCAAGGCGCGACTGTTCCGCTTGGTTCGCAGCCAATAGGGAAGCCAAATGCCAGTTCCAACTGACGCAATGGCAGAAGAAGCCCAGCGCGGCCTAGATTGGCGGCGTGAATTTGGGCGTGGCGGAACGGAAGTTGGAATTGCCCGCGCAAGGGATATTTCCAACAAGGTTGATTTGTCGATGGATACTGTGCAGCGCATGGTCAGCTATTTTGCACGGCACGAAGTGGACAAAGAAGCCCAAGGCTTTCGTGTTGGTGAAGATGGATACCCGTCAAATGGTCGCATCGCATGGGCTTTGTGGGGCGGCGATGCTGGGCAGACTTGGGCAAAAAATATCATCGAAAGTGAGGCAGTGGACGAACAAGGTCGCGCTGTGATACAATCGCCAGAACAAACGGGGTCAGAAATGTCTGAAAAAGAAATCCGCCGTGGTGTTCCTGTTGAAATCCGTGAGGGTGAAGATGGTGAAGTGCGCGTTGCTGGCTATGCCGCAGTCTTTGATGAAGAAACTAACATCGGTGGAATGTTCACCGAAGTCATCATGCGCGGTGCATTTACCAATGCCATCGGTCGTGACGATGTGGTTTTCCTGATTAACCATGAGGGTCTGCCATTGGCCCGCACTCGTTCTGGCACTTTGACCTTAGTTGAAGATGAACGTGGTCTGTATATGGAAGCCATGCTTGATAAGACTGACCCTGATGTTCGCAGCATCGTGCCAAAGATGAAACGCGGTGATTTGGACAAAATGTCATTTGCATTTCGGCCTGTGCGCCAGAAATGGGATGAAAGTTCTAAAATGCCAAAGCGCATGATCCAAGAGGCGCAGTTGTTTGATGTCAGCATTGTTACAACGCCAGCCTACGATGGCACAGAGATTGCTTTGCGGTCGCTGCAAAAGCACCGCGAAGAACAGGTTAAGTCTCAGGCTGTGCGCCGTATGCGGATGAAGGCCAAGGCCGCTGGGATTGATGTTCGCAATGAGTATCTTTTGCCAGAAGTTGAACAGCCTGAGATTGTTTCTGGCAGCATGAACGCAATCAATATGCAGAACGCTGTTGAGAATTGGAATCTTGGGCCAGAAGTTCCTTCGTCTGACCCAGCCGCCAATTCAGAATATTGGGCGAAGATGGCTGATGTTTGGAGCATCAACGAGGCTGAAGCCCGCCGCCAACTGTGCGGAAACTGCGCGTATTTCAATAATACGCCTGAGATGCTAAAGTCAATTGAAGACGTTCCGTTGGCCCCACTGCAAGACGGCGGTGTTCGTGGATGGTGCGGAAAGCTAGATTTCATTGCTGCAAGTCTGCGCGTTTGCCAAGCATGGGAACGCAAGGATTTCGTAGCTGACGAATAACGGCGGACTCCCGCTGTTGGCCCAATCCCCAGCCCTTGGGCAAGGCACATTGTAGGAGGCCATAATGGCTGATCTAAAGACCTTGCGGGAGCAAATGGCGCGTATCGCCACAGAGGCCCGTTCCAAGTTGTCGGAAGCTACCGATAAAACCAACGAAGCCCGCGCCGCTGAAATTGAGCGCGAATTTGACGCCATGATGGTTGAGCATGATCGCCTTGACGGCGTTGCCAAGCGCATGGAAAAAGTGGACGCTGCTGTTCGCGCTGCCCAAGGCATCGACCTGTCCAAGCGTCCTGTTGCAGAGCGCACCTCTGTGGCTGCTGTTGATGACGGCGCAAAAGTTGACTATCGCAGCGCGTTCTATGCCATGATCGCCAACGGCGGCGTCGATGGTTTGGACAACGAGCATCGCGCTGTTTTGAACCGCTCCGAAGTTCGCACACAAACTGCTGGCACAACGACCGCTGGTGGTTTCACTGTTCCGACTGAACTTGCCGCGTTCATCGACAAAGCCATGATTGCTTCTGGCCCGATGTATGACTCGAACCTGTTCACTGTCATCAACACCACTGGTGGCAACACGTTCAACATTCCGACTGTCAACGATACGGCTGTGACGGCTGTTGCTCACACCGAAGGTGGCACTGTCACCGACGACAACGGCAAGGACGTTACTTTCGCACAGGCTTCGTTGGCTGCTTTTGCTTTTGACACAAACTGGGTGCGTTGGTCCTACGAATTGGCAAACGATTCTATCTTGAATGTGGAATCGCTGCTGGGCGAACTGTTGGGCGAACGTCTGGGCCGCATTGCAAACAGCAAATTGACCACTGGTTCTGGTTCGTCTGATGTTGAAGGCATCGTGACCAACTCCACCGCTGGCAAAACTGCTGCTGCCGTTGCGGCTGTGACTGCGGACGAGATCATTGACCTGATCCACTCCGTTGATCCCGCCTATCGTAACTCGCCTTCGACCGCTATTATGATGAACGACAGCGTTTTGGCTGCTGTTCGTAAGTTGAAAGACGGGCAGGGCAACTACCTTTGGCAGATGGGCAACTATCAGGCCGCTGTTCCGCAGAACATCTTGGGCTATAACGTGGTTGTGAACCAAGCGATGGCTTCGCAAGCGGCTACCAACAAGATCATGTTGTTCGGCGATATGTCTAAGTTCTATGTGCGTAAAGCTGGCGCACCCACTTTGTTCGTGGCCCGTGAGCGTTTTGCCCCCGACTACGGCATTCTTGGGTATATCCGCTTTGATGGCGTGTTGGCTAACACCGCCGCCATCAAGCACTTGAAGAACGCTGCTTCCTAATAAACAACTAGGCAGGGCTTCGGTCCTGCCCACCATCATAAGGGGGCCATCATGGCTAAAGTTCGTTTGCTCACTTCGATGGCTGGTGCTGATTTCGTGCATGATCAGGGCGCTATCATTGATGTCACTGATGCAGAAGCTGTTCGTTACGTCGAAGCTGGCATCGCAGAAAATGTTGAATCGGCTCCGATTGAACGCGCCGTCAAAAAGGTTGCGGTCGAAAAAGCCGTGAAGGAATAAAGATGTTGTCGCCGCAGTTTTCACTTGTTCGAGTTACCGCACCCGCCACAGCGCCTATCACGCTGGCGGAAGCAAAGGCACAAATGAAGGTTGAAAGCAGCGACGATGACACAATCATTCAGCGTTTGATTGACGCTGCGGTTGCTTTTGTTGATGTGCAGGGCGCACTGGGCAAAGCTATGATTACCCAAACGTGGGGGCAATGGCTGTCGCCCAACCCAAGCACTGTCTATCTGTCGCTTGGCCCTGTGCAATCTGTCTCTGCCATCAAATACTATGATGCAAATGGCGCGTTGCAGACTGCAACCTTGGGAGATTTTAACGTCTTCGGAACACCAAATCGAATCAGCGTTTTGCCGAAACCTGACAAAGCATGGCCCGTTACGCAAATGCGGGATGATGCCATAAAGATTGAATACATCATCGGCTATGGTTCAACATCTGCAAGCGTTCCTGAGACAATTCGCCATGCTCTGATAATGCTGGTATCAAACTGGTATGAAAACAGGGAAACAGAATTGATTGGCTCCATTAGCAAAACGCTGCCGTTTGGCTTTGATGATTTGATCGGAACAGAACGGAACTCGTTCTATGGCTAGGGCTGGCGCATTCAGCGAACGTGCTACCTTTCAGCGCCTAGATCAGAGCGCGATTGACGCTTATGGCAACGTCTACACTGGCTGGTCACAGGTCGGTGTGCGCTGGGCTGACCTTCGTGAACGCACAGGCCGTGAAGCTATCCAAGGCGGCGCACTGAATGATGTGGCTATGGCTACCATGCGCTGCCGTGCCGATAGCTTCACAGACACTGTGACGGCGGCTGATCGTGTTGTTATTCGTGGCTACACTTGGGCCATCAAAAACGTGACCCATATTGATGCTAAGGATGTGGTGGTTGAGTTCCTGCTTGAACGCGGGGTGGCAACATGAAGGTGGATGCTGAAAAACTTATCAAGCAACTTGCGTCAATGCCCAAGGCTGTTGAACGCAATTTGGTTAAGTCTATTCGACTGAATACTGAACAAGCCGCAAACATGGCGCGGCGTTTGGTTCCTACAAAGTCTGGCGAACTGCGCGGGTGGATACATACTGTTTATGAAGCCGATGGCTTAACTGCATCGGTGGAAGCTGCACCGCCGACAAAAGAAGCGCAGATTAAGGCAAATGCTGTGGAATTTGGGCGTCAAAAAGGCAATCGCGGCACAACGGCGGCGCAACCTTACATTCGCTTGGCGCAAAAATTGCAGGGCAAGAAGTTTGGCAAAAGCATAAAGTCTGCTGTTAATCGCGGCATGAAGGAAGCAACCAATGGCTGATGGCTTTGCACTTGCTCTCCAAAAAGGCTTGCGGGCTAGGCTTGTTGCTGTTGCTGGCGTGACTGCGATTGTTTCCACCCGCGTCTATGACGAACCGCCGCAAGCCGTGACATTCCCATATCTGCGGTTTGACCAGATCACGGCAAACGCTTTCGACACAGACAGCACTCTTGGATCGGTTGTGGACATCACCATCGAAGCCAACAGCAGATCGGCATCAGGTCGGGTTGAGGCTGTGCAGATCGTTGAAGCTGTTCGTGCAGCTTTGCATCGGCAAGAGGCCAACGTGACAGTAACTGGGTTTACGCTGGTAGAATTGATTTTTCAGACGTATTCGGTTACAAGAGACACTGATGGTCGTGGTTATACGGCTGTAATCGCACTTCAAGCATTGCTTGAATAAGCCTAGCAACGGGCCTTGGGCAAGCCCTATACATGGAGGCCATCATGGCTAAACAACTTGGACGCGCCCTGCTTGTCAAAATCGGCGATGGCGCATCACCGACTGAAGCGTTTGCGAACCTCTGCGGTCTGAACAGCAAGGCTATCACCATCAACAACTCGTTGATTGATGTGACCACACCTGATTGCACTACCCCAGCGGGTGTTTTGTTTACGGAAAGCCTTAATGGCGTGAAAAACATCACCATCTCTGGGGACGGCTATTTTGAAGATAGCGTTCCTGAACTGCGGATGAACACTGTTGCCATGCAAGCTGACCCCAAAGCCAACTTTACTGTGACGATCCCAGCATTTGGAACTTACGCTGGTTCGTTCTACATTGAGTCGCTGGAATTTGGCGGCGAGACTGAAGGCGGCGTGACCTATTCGCTATCGCTGACAAGCAATGGCGCTGTTACGTTCACGGCTATCTGATGACTATTACGGCTGAAGCGCCGCGTGGGGGTGTTGCCGAATATATCGGCGACACCTCTTATGTTTTCCTGCTTCGCAATCGTGAGATTGAGCGGTTTGAGGATAAGCATCGCGGCATATTTGATGTGTGGGATGGCCTGTTTGGTCGTGGCACAAAGCTGAACAGCAAAGAAACCCGTGACCTTTTGGCGCTGGCCTTGGTCGGCGGTGGGATGAAAGACGCAGAAGCCGACAAAGTTATTGCGGCGGCAACACCCGCTGATCTGTTGCGATTGTATCAGATCGCCCAAGCTGTGGTCGGCGTGGCCTTTATGCCTGATGCAATGGATGAAGCGTCAAAAAAAAAGACCATAGCGGAGCAAAACCTAGCCGATTAAATGTTCGCGGCATGGTCAAAAACGGAATTGTCATTGGGTTACGTCCTGAAGAAATCCGTGATATGATCCCGCTGGATGCGTGGCTTGTGTTCCAAGGTTGGCATGATGCCCACGCACCAAAGAAAGCTGGATCGACCGCAATGACGGCTGAACAGTATCGCGCACTTGTGGAGCAAGTTGATGGCAATTAGTGCAGAACAGCTAAACATCATCCTGACCGCCAAGGATAAAGCGTTTGCCTCCGCGATGGATAAGAACGCCAAGCGGATTGCCAGCTTTGCCAAGACTGCAAACAAAGATTTAAGCGTTGTCAGCATGGGCTTTGACAAGTTGGGCGGTGCTGCGGCTGCATTTCTAAGCGTTGCTGCAATTCAACAGCTTGGCGTGGCGGTTCGGGATGCCGCAAATAAACTTGGTGATCTGAAAGATGCGGCTGAAGTTATCGGCATTACCACAGATGCTTTGCAAGAACTGCAATACGCGGCACAACTTAGCGGTGTTTCTGCTGATGTGCTGCAAGGGTCTTTGCAGAAGCTAACCAAGAACCTTGGCGATGCCGCGATGGGTGGCACATCTGCTAAAAAATCGTTGGACGAACTTGGCCTGTCTGGCTCTGAGTTGTCAACGATACCGCTAGACCAAGCATTGTCTAGAATTGCCGACAAACTGGCAGCGGTTGAAAACCCAGCACAACGTGCCACACTTGCCAGTGATCTATTCGGCAAAAGCGGTTTGGCGATGGTCAATATGCTGGCTGATGGTTCGGCTGGTTTGGAAGCAATGGCTGCTGAAGCGCAAAGCCTTGGGGTAGTAATTGACCGCGATGTCATTGCAAACGCGGCTGACGCTGCTGACAAACTTGATGCAATGTCTATGGTTGTCAGCGCGAACCTGACGGCTGCGCTTGTAAACTTGATGCCGTTTATCATTGATGCCGCGCAGGGTATTGCTAGTCTTGCTGGCGCTGTAAATGAATTTCTGTTTGCTGGGACACAAAGATCAGTTGCCTCAAGTAATGCTCTGGCTTACGCGGCTACTGCTACTGGTGAAATTCGTGATGCGTATCTGGAATATGGGGCCGCTATCAATAAGGTAAATGGGTTAATTGCTGATCAGCCATATGTTACAATTGACCCAAAAGATGCAAACAACAGACAATTGGCGATAGACCTAGCCACAGAGCAAGTTGAAATTAGTAGGGCTTTGGTTGTTGCTGCCGTTGCAAATGAAGACGCCCAGAAAAATCTAGATGCAACTTATGCTCGCACTTTGCAAACAGTATCCGACAAAAACGAAGAAACACAAAATGAAATTGCTTTGCTTGGTTTGAGCAAAGAAGAACAGATAAAGAAAAATGCGGCGGTTGAAAGGGCTGCATTGATCGAAACCTTGATGACGCAAGCTATGGCTGCGAATGGCACAGTTTCGGAAACACAACGCCAAAGCATTATAGCCCTTGCAACACAGCAAGAGCAGCTAACCATTGCAAACGAGATGGGCAAGATAGCCCAAACTGGCGCAAACAAAGGCATGAGTGATGCCGCCATAATTGCACTCAAGACAAAAGAAGCGTTGGCAGTTTATCAAGCACAGGTTCAAAACCTTGGCCTGACCATGAGCGAGTTTGAAACCATATCCAGCACAATCCAATCGTCTATGGAAGATGCGTTCATGGGCATGGTTGATGGCACATCCAGCGCCAAAGATGCTTTTCGCAGCATGGCGGCTGACATCATCAAGGAACTTTATCGTGTGCTTGTTGTGCAGCGGCTGGTTGGTCAACTGGCAACGGCTGGCAAGGCTGGCTCTGGCATCCTTGGTTTTATCGGCGGTGCGCTTGGCATTACTGGCAGCGCCGCTGGAGGGCCGTTACAGGCTGGTCAGCCGTCTGTGGTTGGTGAGCATGGGCGCGAATTGTTTGTGCCATCCAGCGCGGGCCGTGTGCTGTCTGTGCCGCAATCCAAGGCCGCTGTCGGCGGTGGTGGCGGTGTAACTGTGATGCAGACCATCAACGTCAGCACTGGCGTCCAGCAAACTGTTCGCGCAGAGATTAAATCGTTAATGCCGCAGATCGCCGACAGCGCCAAGGCTGCTGTTCTGGATGCCCGCAGACGCGGCGGCAGTTATGGGAGTGCGTTCTAATGGCAATAACTTATCCGCTGTCTTTGCCAGTTGCCACAAAGGCCATCCAGTCTATCGAAATCAGGCT